ATTAAGAATGGGCGGGCGTGACCACACAACTATTCTAAACGCTAAAAAAAAGATTCAAGATTACTTAGATTGCAAGGATATGCTATTTATTGATAGAATTAAACAAATTGAAACGCTATTATAAAAAAAATTATGAATACAGAAAAAGAAAGTGATACACCTTGTTTAGGTGCTGTTATAAGCCGTTTAAAGTCAATTCGTAGATTTAACTTAGCTAATTATAGAGAAGGGGAGTTTGGAATAGATACTGAACGAGAATATGACTGCAATGGTGATTATATTGATAGTTACGAAATTGACGAGGTTATTAGCGAGTTGGAAAATGTCTTATAACTAATGGCTATGCCCTAATAAAAACAAAAACAATGAGCAAAGAAATAATACCAGAAAGAACAATTATCCAAAACCTTTTAATGGCTTATATGTGCAGCAAGGCAGCATCAGAGGCAATGCAGACAGTTTGGGAATGTAGAAATGTAATTGACAATAAGCACATAATCGGAGTAATTAAAGAGGCTAAACCTAAGATTAATTATTTCATTAAACAGATTGATGAAACGCTATTAAGTGACCCAAGATTTAAAAGCAAAGACTGGGAGGAGTTGCAAGAGTCGATGTTTAAAGTTTTGGAGGATTTGGATGAGGAATTAAAGAAACTATGAAAAAGTGTAAATTCTGCAAAAAACCATTTTATCCGAGCAAAACTACTCAATCAGTTTGTTCATTAGGTTGTGCGGTTAAATTAGCCGAGCAAAAAGAGGGCAAAATGGTTTTAAGACGTGCCGAAAAGGAAGGAATTAAGCAACTTGCTATTTCACTAAAAACTTTGGGTGACTACAAAAAAGAACTTCAAATCGAGGTTAACAAGATTGTAAGGCTAATAGATGAAGGTTGCAAATGTTTGGCTTGTGGAATTACAAACGCTAAATTTGATGCCTCACATTTTAGAGGAGTAGGTGCTTGGGATAATTTAAGGTTTAATCTACACAACATTTACTCTGGTTGTGCAAGGTGCAATACTTATCAAAATGGAAATCTAATTAAATTTAGAGAGGGTATAATTCAAACCTTTGGCGATTCTCAGATGGCATTTATGGATGATTTAAACGTAATATATCCAAGTATTAAGCTAAACAAAGATGAACTGGCAGAACGCACGAAAATAGCTAAAAAGATAGTAAAGGAGTTGATTGAGGCAAACAAGTCTGCTAAGTTGCCAAGAAACTCAGAGGAGAGAATAGCTTTGAGGACTAAGTATAATATACAATTAGGAATTTATATTTAAAAATATGCAAATAAATAAAATATACAATGAAAGTAATTTAGACACAATGAAAAAAATGTCAGACAATTTTATTGATTTGACTGTTACTTCACCGCCTTATGATAACCTTCGGGAATATAAAGGATACTATTTCCCATTTGAAAATATTGCTAAAGAACTATACAGAGTTACAAAACAAGGAGGCGTAGTAGTTTGGGTTGTTTCCGATGCAACCAATAATGGAACTGAAAGCGGAACAAGTTTTAGGCAAGCACTATTTTTTATGGAATGTGGATTTAATTTGCATGACACTATGATTTACCACAAACATTCTCCGCCTTTAACGCACAACAGATATGAACAGCATTTTGAATATATGTTTGTATTTAGCAAAGGAAAACCGAAAACATTTAATCCAATACTTGAAAAAAAGATATGGGAAGATAATAGAACTTATAAAGCTATTAGGCGTGAAAAAGATGGAAGTAGTGATATTGGTTATGCTGGTAAAAGTGAAAATAAAATAAAAGGCAATGTTTGGAAGTATAATGTAGGCGGTGGTCACGTTACTGACGACAAAATTGCCCACAAACATCCTGCTATTTTTCCTGAACAACTTTGTGCCGACCATATATATAGTTGGAGTAATGAAAAAGATATTGTATATGATTGCTTTGGTGGTAGCGGCACAACTGCAAAAATGGCTCACAAATTAAAACGTAATTGGATATTATCTGAAATAAGTAAAGAGTATTGCAATATTGCAGAAAAAAGAATAAATCCATATTTATTACAAAAAACATTGTTTTAATAAAAAATTACTATATTTGTAAAAGGTTTCGCAGCCTAAAAATCAGTAAAATGAAGAAATTTAAAATAAATCCGTTAAGTAGTTGGTTGGGTTATACTGATACCCTTGCGAAACCAATGAACAACGGATTTTTTATTTATGAGCGGTTGGATTAAAATACATAGGCAATTAAAAGAAAAAGCCTATTACAAAGATTCTGAATTTATCCATTTATGGCTACATTTACTTTTATGTGCTAATCATGCAAACGGAGAATATTTAAACGGATACGAAATTATTAAGCTAAAAAAAGGTCAATTTGTTACTGGCAGAAAAAAGTTAAGTTTAGAAACTGGTATATCAGAATCAAAAATAGAACGTATTTTAAAAGTGTTTGAAAGTGAACAGCAGATTGAACAACAAACAAACAGCCGAAGCCGAGTAATATCAATACTTTTGTGGGATAAGTATCAGCAAACTGAACAACAAGTGGACAGCAAGTGGACAGCAAATGAACAGCAAGTGGACACAAACAATAATGATAATAATAATAAGAATGATAAGAATAAAAATACGATACCATCTTTTTTTGAATTTTTAGATTATGCTAAAACTCTGGATAAATATCATTCAAATTTAGAACAGCCACTTAAAACAAAATATGATTCATGGGTAGCTAATGATTGGCATGATGGTAAAAATAATAAAATTAAAAATTGGAAGTCAAAACTAATAAGCACTTTTCCATACATTCTTAAAGATAATCCGATTTCAACATTTAAAATTAATTTTCCAAGATAATGACATACTCAGATTTCGGCATAGACTTGAAAACAAGCAGAGTTTCAGGTGAGGTAGTTACAACTTGCCCACAATGTAGCCATACAAGAAAAAAGAAAAAAGATAAGTGTTTGTCAGTAAACTTGGATAAAAAGACTTGGCACTGCCATCACTGCTCTTGGAGTGGAGTTTTAAAGGAAATAGTGAAAAAAGAATACTTTAAGCCAGTATTTACTAATAAAACCAATTTAAGCGAAAGAGAATTAGCTTGGTTTGCATCAAGGGGAATTAGTCAAGCTACAATAAATCACTTTAAAATTACTTCGCAGCGTGAATGGATGCCACAAAAAAGCGCAGAGGTGAACACAATAGGCTTTAATTACTTTCGAAATGAAGAATTAATAAACACCAAATTTAGGGATGCCGAAAAGAATTTTAAACTTGTTAAAGATGCTGAATTGATTTTCTTTAATTTAGACGCATTAAAAAATCAAAGTGAGGTGTATGTATGCGAAGGAGAATTTGATTGCATTACACTTCACCAAATAGGGTTAATTAATACAATTTCAGTTCCTAATGGTGCGCAACTTGGAAATAATAATTTAATTTATCTTGAAAACTGCCTAAGTGAAATTGAAAATATTACCAAATTTCACATTTGTACTGATAATGACCAAGCAGGTAGAAAATTAAGGAACGATTTAGCAGAAAGATTTGGGATTGAAAATTGCGATTATATTGTTTTTGGTGATTGTAAAGACGCTAATGAATGCTTGCAAAAGTATGGAGCAGAAAAAACTTTAGAATATGCTTTAAATCCAATACAATTTCCATTAGAAGGAAGTTTTACTATATCTGATATGTCAGATGATATTGATGATTTCTACTTAAATGGATTACCTAAAGGTGCAAAAACAGGTATAAGTGAAATTGATAGATTATTATCATTTCATGAGGGTTACATAACTATTTTAACTGGCATACCATCACACGGAAAAACTACTTTACTTGACTTTCTTTTGGTAAGATTACTTTTAAATGAAGCATGGGCGGGCGCATTCTATTCTCCTGAAAATAAGCCTACAAAGTTACATTTTAGTAAAATAGCACAAATTTTAATTGGTAAAAGTTGGGATGGTGTTAATAGGTTAAGTAGGCAAGAACTCAATATGGTAAAGGAGTTTTTAGATGAGTTGTTTTGGTTTATAAAACCTGAGAAGGATTATACCATTGACACTATTTTAGCAAGTGTTTTGCAGTTAAAAAGGCGCAAAGGCATAAAGTTTTTTGTTATTGATGCTTGGAATAAATTGGAACATTTAGAAGATTCTACCACATACATAGGCAGGGTACTAGATAAGATTGCGGTATTTTGTGAATTGCACCAAGTTCATTGTTTTTTAGTTGCTCACCCTACAAAGATGCGAAAAGAAAAAGATGGTTTAAAGTATGAAGTTCCGACATTATACGATATTTCGGGAAGTGCTAATTTTTATAATAAGGCAGATTCAGGTTTGAGCGTATATCGTGACTTTGAAACAAATAAAACCTTTTTAAACGTGCAAAAGGTAAAGTTTGAGCATTGGGGAAATACTGGTCAAATAGAACTTAACTACGACCCAATAAGTAGAAGGTATTATGTAGGCGAAATAGATAGGATGCCATACATTAGAAATACCCTAAATGGAATCGAGGTTGTATACCCAAATCAAAAGTATGAACAAACACAATTTGAAATTAAAACCCCTTTTTAAATGATAAAGACAATACCAACAACCTACAACAACATTAAGTTTAGGTCAAGATTAGAAGCTAGATGGGCAGTATTTTTCGACCAACTAGGAATTAAATATTTATATGAATTTGAAGGATTTGAATTAGCAAACAAAGAATGGTATTTGCCTGATTTTTATTTGCCTGAGTATGGAATCTATTGCGAAGTAAAGCCAAGTATTATTGAGGTTAACGAAAATATTAATACATTTAATGAATTTGCTAAAGGTAGGTATTGGCTTTTATTATTAGTAGGAACTCCAAATGTAAATACAACTTACCTATTTGCTAATAGCACAATAAATACTGTTGTTCCATTTGTCAATTTAATAGCAGATAAATATGGTAAATTTTGGAGTAGTCCATACGATTTTGAAAGTAAAGAAGATAATTTTATTGATTATAACTTGTTTAAAAAAGCTTGCTCAGTATCTTCATTTTACATATTTTATTGAAAAGTATAAATAAATATTGCATATTAAATTATAATTTATAAATTTGCTAAACACAACAACATGAACAACAAAATTTTAGTAGCGGTAATTTGCTGCGATTACAAAAAGTACAGTCTAAAACAATGTGTAGACCACATTAAAGACGCTGGCTTTGAACACATTTTAATCAATTATGAAGGTTTATTGCCTTTACAAAATTATGGACAAACCTATTTACAAGAATGGGAATGGACTGGGGATGGCAAAGCAACAAGGCAATTTGACCAAGACCAACACGCTCGATTAAGTCCTATTTGCATAGCAAGAAATATGTGTTTAGATTTTGCTCAACAAGGTGGATTTGATTGGATTTTGTTTGTTGATAGCGATGTAATGATACCAAATAACACTAAAGATAAGCTATTTAATTGTAAAGTAGACTTTAAATTGCGTTCTGGTATCGTTAATGGGCGTGGCGTACATGGTGGAGCAACTTATATGTTTTATCCAAACGTAACACTTGGTGAATGGCAATGTGCCGATTACTTTACTTGTGGCTTTATGGCAATTAGCAAAGATATATTTTGGCGATTAAGATTTAGGTGGGGATTACCTATTAAAGGCGGTGATGTTTGCAGCGAAGACCCATTATTTGGTGACGATGCACGACAAATACTTGGCGAAACTTGGTGGGGCAATTTAGAACTTAAAGCCGAGCATTTAGGCGATTTAAAGAATGGAGAAACAAGTCAATTTTAAAATATGAAAATCATTACATTAACACCAAACCAAGTAGATGCTACCTCATTTTATAGAGCGTGGGGAGTATTCCCAGACATAATGAAAAGGTCAGACATAACCTTTACAGATTACTACGATGCTCAAATGATGTTGGGTGAAGGCAAACGAGGTTTTACTTGGGCAAACGCTTTACAATACGATGCGGCTTTTTTTCAACGTGCATTTGGCAACGTGATTGAAATAGCTAAATTTATGAAAGATTGTGGGCTAAAAATTATTTATGAGTTGGATGACAACCTATGGGAGATTCCAAACTCATTCGATATTAAACGATTCTATGATAAGGATAAACTAAGCACAATGGTTTATATGCTCAAGATAAGTGACTTAGTAATTGTAAGCACACAAGCATTAGCCGACTACATTAGCACAGCATTTGATGTAAAATGTGAGGTAGTTAACAATGCAATAGACTTAAACAAATACCCTATCCAACCTTACAATGAAGATGGCGCATTGATATGGCGAGGCTCAAGTACACACCGCTCAGACCTAAGACAATACCGAGAAGTAATGGAAGGCATACAAGAACCTATCCAAGTTTGGGGTTATGATGCTGTAAACAACGAACCAAGATTAAAGCTAAACAAGTTTACATTTGTTAAACCATTAGACCCAATATATTATTTTGCAAACCTCAGGGCAGAGAAGCCAAGAGGAATTGTCACACCATTAGTTGAAGATGTATTTAACGCTTGCAAATCAAACATTGCTTACTTAGAAGCAACGATGGCTGGTGCTGTTTGCTATTCAAATCAGTGGGGCGAGTTTAAGAATAAAGGATTGAATCTTAGCGAAGTAAACAACAAACACCACAAAGAAGCACACGAAGCCGCAACCATAGATGTTAAAGAAAACTATTCACTAAAGCAAGCTAACGATAAACGTATTGACTTGTTTAAATCATTATAATTATGAAATTAAAAATAGTAGTACCAACCCATATTTGGGAGTTTCAACCCATCCAAAGGTCTTGGTTTTTAATGATTAGCCAAATAGGCGAAATTGACATTGAGGTAATTCACGAACAAGGCGAAGCCCCAAGTGGAAGAAATGTAAGACAGAAGTACACAGAACATTTTGCTAATCAGGATGTTTATGTTCACTTTTTAGATATTGACAACCTTATTCCGATGGAAGTTATTACCAATTTATTTTATTTAGCCGAAGAACCAAAAATTTATATGTTTGACCAAATATGGCACACAAACGGAATTAAGCGATTAAACGCAAAAGCAGAAAATTGCTTACCAGCACGATGCGATATTGCCCAATTATTTGTTCACGGGTCATTTCTTAAAGATATGGTTTGGAGCGGTGATTACGAAAACGATGGGCAGTTTATAGCCGAGTTGCATAGACGCCATCCAA